CTGTAAAAATACCCCATAATTCGAGCGATATTACGGGACACTTGGCTGAGGCAACAGAAGTCATGCCGGTCCTAGACCATCGCAATAAACCCATCAAAAATCCAGACAGTTTTGCCGTCAACGCCAGCTTACAGCGTTGCATGGTCAAAGCTATGGCTCTGCTCGGTCTGGGTTGCTACATTTACGCTGGTGAAGATATGCCAGCAACCAGTTCAGGTGGACCGGACAACTCCGGAAGCAAGCCTGTGCCACGGCAAACCCCTGAGCTTGGCGTAAAAGAGACACAAGCTCACCAAAGCGCATTAGTTACTGGCTCAGGGGCGAGCGGGCTAAATAAGATTAAACCTCCATTGGCATTAGCTGATGAGGTAGCAATGGCACCAGATATAGAGAGCCTAAAGAACCTCTATAACCGTGTCTCAATGGGGCTGTCATCGGAAGATAAACAGCTATTTTCTAATCGTAAAAAGGAGTTAATGTCTTGAGTAATTATGACCCAGAAATGAAGGGTGCGCTCTTCCGGAATGACAAGGGCGACAATGATAAGCGTCCCGACATGCGGGGCGACATCACAATCAATGGCACAAAGTATTCTTTGTCTGCTTGGTCTAACGTGCCGAAAAATGGCGGCGATAAGTTCCTGTCCATAAAGGCAAGCGAGTTCATCGAGAAGACTGCCGCACCGGAAACCCAGCCAGCGGCAAGCATGGACGATGACATCCCGTTCTAGGAAAAAACCACCTAAAAAGCCGAGCAAATATCCAACTATTGATAACTTTGCTCGGTGCCACTTTTGCAATAAGCAGTTTAACTTCCGATATCAGGGCAGTGTAAACGGAAACAAAAAGGAGTTTTGTGACGATGAGTGTCTTATCAAAAATTATAGAAAAAATCTTCAGCGGGAACAGCAAGCCAATGAGGAATTTGACTCGCTCTGAAGAGCAAATTAACAAAGTGCTGGATATCACTTCATCCGTAACCGGCATTAATAAAATTGATATTCTTGGCAGAAGAAGGGCCGCGAAACATGTCGAAGCAAGACACATCAGTATGTTCATCTGTGCAGAATTGCTGGGTATGTCTTACTCTGAAATCGGCAGGGCATTTGGGCGGGACCATACCACCGTATTCTATGCCCACAAAAAGCTCAGGAAAAGAACGCAGGGCAGAACCAGCCTTAACACAAATCTCAAAAAAGTAACTGAGAGAATGACCGGATGAACTTAGACAGCCGGACGGTTCGTTATGTCGTCCACGGTGATGTCGAAAAATTTCAGGGAGACGGCTGGGAAGTTGTCTCTCAACTATCATTGCCTCATAGCCAATATGCCGTGCTGATGGAGAATAAAGTGACCGAACCAGAGCTTGAATTTCCTGTCTTAATAGTGCCTCATGATGATGGTGTGCTAGTCAAAATCAAGGGCGAGACGGCTATCAAGAAGATGACCGCCAAGCAGATGATGGACCTAGCAATAGAGCTAATCATGCGGGCGAATCGACGGCACAACAATGACGATACTGAATAATCTTTTTATTGCTGATTTAAAAATAACCCAGACCGCTAGTGGCCTCGCTGGTGAGCATATTGCCGCCGCATCAGTGCTTGCTCGTGGCTGGCGTGTGGCGATGGCCCAGCAAGACGCAGTTGATTTGATTGCTTGGCACCCTGACAGCGGCACGACATTACGCATTCAGGTAAAGGCTTGTCAGTGTTCAAGGCAGGGCGAAGGCAGAAAAAGGGTCCACTTTCAGACAGGGTTAGGCGCTGGCAAAAGGCTACCAACGCTGGGAGACTTTGATATTTTAGCCTGCGTATCGGCAGAACAGCGTTGTGTGTGGTATATTCCTGTTACATCCATCCGAGAGAAAAAACTTACTCGGAACATTACCTTCTTCAGCGACCCCGATTTAGAGCGGGAAAGCTGGCAAGCGGCACTAGATAATCTAGGGATATTGGACAAATAACATGAACTTATCAAAGCATTTTAGCTTGGCAGAAATGACCAAGAGCCAGACGGCGGTTCGTAAGGGCATACCAAACACGCCGACAGAAGAACACATCGAGGCTATGAAGCTGGTGTGCGAACACATTCTGGAGCCCGTCAGAGAGCAGTACGGCATACCGTTCACGCCTAGTAGCGGATACCGCTCTGGCGAGCTTTGTATAGCGATAGGAAGCTCAGTAAATAGTCAACACGCCAAGGGCGAGGCCGCAGACTTTGAGGTGCCGACGATTAGCAATATGGAACTGGCGGGATACATTGCTGGCAAGCTGGATTTTGACCAGCTAATATTAGAGAATTATTCGGGCGGGAATACCGGCTGGGTACATTGTAGCTATAAAGCTAAGGATAATCGTAAAGAGGTGTTGACCTACCAGAAGGGTCTGGGCTACCGGAAAGGGCTGATAGCATGATAGGAATATTATCTAAAATTTTAGGCTCAGGAGATGTGATATCAAAATCTCTCGACCTTATCGACAATATGCATACTTCCAGCGAGGAAGAAATACAGGCGAAGGCCAAGGCAAAAACAGATGTGCTTGCCGCTTATGCGCCCTTCAAGATAGCCCAGAGGATGCTGGCATTCATGTTTGGTTTTACCTATGTGATTTGCTTTGCGATTGTTCTGGGAATGACCCTGTCAGGCTCAGGCAACCCAGATAATGTAACAAAGGTTATGGACCAGTTCAGCATAAATTACGCCATGCTTTTAATTTTAGGATTTTATTTTGGCGGCGGAGCTGTTGAGGGATTTATGGAAAAGAAGGGTAAGAAATGAACGACCACCAAAAGAGATGCCCGCGCTGTGGCGAGGTTTGGAAGACTGTATACGTGCATGGGCATGAGCAATGCCTGACGTGCGGAAACATCGTTGACGATTGTTGTCAGGGCGAGGTGTGTCAGAGTGCCGAAGAAACAGAATAAAGAAACGTGGCAATCGTTCCTGAGAGAATCAAACAGGCGAATGGAGCAGTCTGACAAATCCAAGCGGGCGGGCAGGGAAAGGGTATATACAAAATCCTTTAGCACCCGACAGAGCTTTGGTGCCGCGTCAGAGGTCAGGACCATCAAAAGATAAAACCCCCCGCCGTTAAGCGAGGGGTCTCAGGGAGGAAACTGTCCGAGGTCAAAGGAGAGAAAGCCCCCAGACCCCTTATTGGTATATCATTTTTGCCGTTACAGCAACCAGAAGTCGGGCAAGCAAACATTTTTGATGACATGAACCGCGTCTGAGTGTGTCACCCCGCCTTTTCTCAGGCGGAGGTAAAGCGATACTTTCTTTGCTAAGATAATCATTATGCTACCTCCTCATACAAGTTTAAGTAAGTAAGCTCAAGAGAAACACCCTGCTCTTCAGCCGCCGCCTTTTCTATTTTTGCTAAAGCCATAAGGCAAACATCGCGGTCCTTAAAAAGATACCTCAGCTTGCTACCATGTCTTGGGCAGTCAGCAAGAACTTGATAATCCCCATAGCTACCGAAAACATCCTTTTCTTTTAAGCCCATGCCTTCAAGAACTTCCCGAAAATGTTTTTTATAAATAGGGTGGTTGCCATCCATAAACTCACGCTCGACCATACCTGTCGTGTCGTTAGACAATGTAAATGACCACATGAAGTCTCTGCCGTAGGCACCTTTCACAATAGCCATTTCAGCCATCATAATAGCATCATGCTCTGTAGAATATTCTTCAAATAAATTTAAATCGCGTTCCATAATATTTCTCCCTTTGCTGGCGGGGCTGTTAAGCCGCCGCCTTTACATTAACAAGTGTGCGCTGGTGTAAGCACTGAATGTTGTAGCCGCCAGCAAGGATTGTTTCGATTTTTACGGTGCTTCCGGCAACGTCGAACTCGCCTGAATAACCGTTACCATCGTGCTTAACAGTAAATTCAGGAAGCTGTGTAACACCATTTTTTGTCAGTGCGGCAACAACACGGGCGTTGCGCTTTTCGATAAGAGCTTCAACATTCTTTGCGATACAATCAGCAACATCCTGCTTGCTACGTCCATAAAATACGCCGTACCAAGTTTTTCCGCCAGCAATCTCAAACTGTTTGGCGGCTTTGCGGCCTAAGTATTCCATTGTTCCGTGTTGCTTTCCAGCTACCACCCACTCATCTTCGTCTGCGTTAAAAGACTTGAGTGCGTCAACGCGACCCATTGCCCACTCCATCTGAGTTTCTAGCATTTTCTGGTCTACTTCGTTGAAAGCTGTTTTAATTTGGTTAATCATTTTTTGCTCCTCTGACTATGGGTTCCCCCCATAATATAAATATAGGCTAAGGTTATAGATATGTAAACCCTTAGTATGCAATTTTATTTATATTTTTTTCGGGGGTGTTTTAGCGCATTATTTGGGTAAAGCCAATATACAGAAAGCCGAAGACGACAAAAGCGACTACAAGCAATAAAGCCCAAATCATAATTTCCTCCGCCTTCTCAGCCTTCTGCTTGGCCTCAGCTATCCGCTGTTTGCGGATGGTGCCTTGTAATCGAATGATTTCCTGCCACGCATCCGGACCGTAGTGTCCTATGACGAAAAGCCTTAGCTCTTCCTCCATGCGTTTTATTTTCTTCTGGTGCGCCCACGTCTCCAAAGCCTCCTCGTCAACAGAGCCGAGGCGACGTGACTTGGCTTTCTGGTGACCGTCCTTGACTGACTGAACGGCCCCCATCCAGCGCGACAAATCCCCTGACATTGCCTCCACATCCTTAGCGGCGGCGAACCCCTTTTTGATGGCTGAGAAAGCAGAACTTGCAACGGCCATTGCGGTAATAGGGTCCATTTCATCAGCCTTTTGTGAGAGCCTTGTCTAGCTTGTCTTCCATTCGGTGCAGTGCTTCTGATAGCTTGTCCACTGCGTAGGTTAAATCATTTTTGCTGGCAAAGTCTTCACGGGTCCGGTTTAGCAGGATATCAATTCGCTTGACCTCCCTGACTTGGTTAGACAAAAACCAGCCAACTCCTGCGAGCAGTACGCCTAACAAGAGGTCTATCAGATTGTGCATTTCCATTTTATCGCCTTATGCGTAAGGGCTATCACCAAGAACGCTTGTATCCCACGCCGCTTTTAGCTCGGCAATAGTGGACGCTGATGAGATTGCTGAACTAGCAGGTGCATCACGCAGGGCATCTTTAGCCGCCGCAATAGCTGTTGTGCTGGTGCCGGCCTCAAGTGCCTTCATAAGCTCAACGTCTTTATCTGCAAGCAATGGTGCCCGAACCTCACGGATTTTATCCTGAAAGATTTCTTTTGCGGCTGTCATGTCTTCTGAGATGACAGAACCAGAAAGCGACCACGCACCACGGAAGTGGCGGTCAGATGGGACGGTGGCAGTTGAAGCATCAATCTGATTGCCGTCTTTGTCTACTATGTATGTTGTTGCCATTGGTAAAACTCCTACGCGGCTAAATCAGTGACTGTTAATTGTTCAGATATCTTCCAAGCGTTGCGCCACTCTCTTGTAGCTGGAAGCTGTCCCTTACGGCATATTACCATCTTTGGCTTGTTGCCGCTATCATAGTCCCGCCACACAGATTGCGGGCAGTCCTTCATAATGAGATACTCGATTGCTGACTTTTCGTCTAAAGGGCCAATAGGCTTGGTGTCATGTAGCAAATAGCCACGAGTATGTTTCTTGAAGTCCGGCTGTGCTTCATCTTTAGTTAGTTCCCAATAAACTTCTACCGGCGGCAGGATACCGCCCTGTAGCGCACATGCCATCCAGTTAGGGTCAGGTACTAATATCTTTGCACACTCGTCAAGGCTGTCCTCATACACCACACGGTAGTCAGACTGATGACCTTCTAGGTTTTCTTTAGCCCAGCATAGTCTGTCCCATAGGTGGGTGCCTTGAAACTCAGGTGTGGTTATCATGCTAGGTCTCCGTGAATAATAACCTGTGTGCGTGTAGGGTCATAATAAACATCAGCAGACCTGATTTTAACAGGAACCGTTCCAGATGACCTGCCAACGCTACTGTTCTCAGTATGGTCGCCGCCAGAACTTTCTGGGTTGTTGATACAAGCTGATATAGCAAAATTTGAATTACTCATAGTATTGGTCATATTTACAACATATCTTCCAGTATTTGAATCGGTAATAGTAGATATATTGTTACTTCCATTTATACTGGCTTGGTTAAAGTCAGCCCAAGCCTTCGCACTACCATTAACAACGTAACTTGTATCAAGTGAGCCAGCGGTGGAGTGTTCTAGCGTATCTGCTTTGATTTTTCCAAGTGCCATTATGCTAGGTCTCCGTGTATTGCTACCATAGTTTGTCTGGCATCTACTAAAGAACCAGCATATTGCGTCATTTTCATTTGACAGTCGCTAGTTGTAGTAAGAATAGTCTCTTCATGACCGTCATCTTGACAAACAAAAAAGGTATCTGGCCCCATCCCAGAACAAACGTAGTCAGCATTTGAGAAACTATTAGCCCATTGCGGGTCAAAAATTCCTGTTCCAACATCTGTAATGCTTGAGACATTAAGACTGTTATCAACAGCGGGGCCGTCTTGATTAAAATTAAACCAAGCCTTCGCTAACCCCTGCTGAAGATTAGTAGTCGTGCTATTACCTTCGCCTGTCACAAGGATAGACCCAGCGGTCGAGGTGCCAGTGAGTTTGTTTACTAAGATTTCACTCATGCTAGGTCTCCCATTACGCATGAACTGTGACTAGCAACACTTCCATAAGAACCCGTGCTAATGTCTCTTGATGTCACGCGATATTGATTTGCTGAAGTTTGACTTCCATCTGCTTGTGTTAAGTTTGCACAGAATTTATCTTGGTTTGCGTTGTCTCCAACCCCGTGTACTACTACAAAATCATCACTCGACATTGCCGAAGTAAGTGTGTAGGTCGTATCTCCATCTGCGTTGTCCGTAGTTGAAGCAAGATTAAAACTGCTTCTTGTTGTGAACGAAGACGCACTATTAACCTGTAAAACAAAACACTTCGCCGCACTCTGCTTAGTCAGCGTGACAGCACCGCCGGAACTGGTCTCAACTGTGTTTGTGTGTAACGTACTCATTATGCCACCACCAGTGTTGCGCCAGAACTGACCGTCACTGTCACGCCGGATGCAATCGCCA